CGGGAATGTTCATGGGGAGATCCTCCTTCTATTCAGTTGATTCTGTATTCGCTGGATTCATATTACAACAAAAGGGCAGGGAATACAACATGCGAATCGTCACCAAAGATATTCAATTGACCATCGACGGCAGCCCGCTGGGCTTCCGCCTGACGAAGCCGGACGCGTTCTCCGGGGTGGAGATCCTGCGGCTGCTGCTCAGACTGCAGGATCAGTGGGGAGAAGCGGAACAAGGGGACGGTTTTGCTCGTTCCGCGGATGCGGAACTACAGAACCGTCCCAGACGTTCCGCCCCTTCCGTCCTGGATCTTATCACCTCATTGTCCGGGGAGGAGCTCCGCTCCGTTATGACCTCCTGCCTGAACCACACCGAGGTCCTGCTGCCGGCAGGCCCGCATCCGGTCATGACCGGATCGGAATGGGGGTATCCGGAACTGAAACACGACACGGTCAGCTGCATGAAGCTGGTGCTGGAGGAGATCACCTGGGCGCTGGAAGGTTTTTTCGGAGGCGGCGGGCCGGATTCCCTGCCCGCCGATGCGACTGGGTCCCGGCCGAGTGCCCGAACATCGACGAATTCCTCTTCCTCCCGGTAGCGGTCGGAATGTGGAAGCAGCATGAGCTCTGGGACGGGACCTATACCCTGGATGATCTGCTGGATGTTGCGGAGCTGATTCAGGTGCGGAGGATAAATGAAGCGCGGGCTGCTGACGCAGTCCGCACTTGAAAGAAAAATGATGGTTTTACGGGCCTGGGGTTGTGATTTGTCTTTTGATTCCTTGCCGGTGCAGGAACGAAAATAAGGTTGTTCGTAGCGTCTCGTTTTACTGGATTAAGCCGGAATACCTGCCAGACTGTCAGAACGATTTCTTTTTCTTTTTCTTACTTTCATAGGATGCCTCGGTGCTGTTCCAATCAGAGCTCTCAACGGGCTTTACCTCATTATTTTCGGTGCCGCCGCTGACCTTGTCCATCTGTTCGGGATCCAGATCCTGAATCTGTTTATTTCTGTTTTCCATTTTGCTTTTCTCCTTTCAGAACGTCATTTTGAATCAGGTTCATATCTGTTTATATATCAGCTGTATTTCAGCTTTCACCTGTTTATACGCATCCCGGACCGGGGATGGCAGTGGAGTTGGTTATATGACTTTTTCAGCCCTCTTGCTTCTCCGTAACAATACCCGATAAAGCCCGGAATGTCAATAAAAACCGAGGAGGCGATTCCATGGCTGATCAGCAATTCCTGGCGTCCTTCGGGGTGGATATCGATGAGTCCGGTGTCAGCCGCCTGCAGAAGATCCTGGCGGAAAACCGGACGCTGGCGGACAGCCTGTCCGCTTCTTTCGATGCGGCTTCCGAGAGCGTGAAGGCTTTCCGGGAGAGCATTTCAGAAGACTTCCCGACGCTGTTCTCCGGCTCCGGCTACGGGAATGTGACCGAGAATCTGTTCGGAGATTATACTGGCCTGAAGATTGGGTTGAACATGACAGAACCAAAGAAGGAGATCGCTGCTTTCACTGAGAGCGCGAAGAAGCCAATCCCACTCTCGGCGAATGCGTCGTCGATTGTATCCGCTGCCCGGACGGCGATGGAGCAGGTGAGGAGCCTGTTCTCCGAAACCTTCATCCTGAATGTCCGGGCGGAAACGAATACCGATCGGAAATCGAATGATACTTCCACTACTCGCCAGGACAGCCGGAATCGGGACGAGACTGGTTCCGCCTTTCTCCGGATGTCTTCCGGTGGCCGGTTCTCCCGGCCGACCTCGGTCCAGGTGGCGGAGGACGGAGATGCCGAGTATATCATCCCGGTCAAGAAGGAGAACAAGGCCCTGCCGCTGCTGCGGCAGTTGCTGGCGGAACTGTCACCGTCGGCCAGGGCAAGCCTCGGTAACGTCGGGGACGGTTCTGTAGTTCCGGCCGAACACGTAACGAGCAGAACCGTCCCCTTGTTCCCTTCGGCGTCCCTAGTGTCGGGTAGTTCCGTGACACAGAACAACCAGAACGTTTCCGCTCCGGTGACGATCAACGTCAATGCTTCCGGATCGGATGCAAACCGCATTGGTCAGTCGATCTATGACACTGCGGAACGGTATCTGCTGAGGACCCTGCGAGGAGCGTATTCATAATGCCGAAATCCACTGCTTACTTTACTGCCGAGGGGATCAATTACACCTATCGTTTCTGCGGCGTGACGGAGATCGAATATAACTTCGCTCTGAACATCGACGCGGATACCTCCCAGGGCGGAGACATCATCAACGAAGCCCGGCGGCTGCCGAACCAGATCCGGCTGTCCGTCGTGGAGACGGACGTCGAAGCCTCGCCCGGATGGGCAGCCTCGATGCTCTCCGCCCTGGACTCCATCCGGAGGAACCGGGTCCTCTGCCGCCTGACGACGGACATGGGTTCCTGGGACCGGATGTTCATCGCGGAGATCACGGCCACCCAGGACGAGATGAACCAGTACGGCTGGGCCGGGGATATTGTGTTCATGCAGTATATCCCCAAGAGCGAGCAGTACTATTCCGGATCTTCTTCCGGTACTCCTGTCAGCAGCACCACATCCACCCGGAAAACACAGAACAACTCCTCCACGAAAAAGAACACCGGAACAAAGGCGGCCGTCACTTCAGCCACGGCCGGCGTGACGGCGGTCATTTCCCGCGCCGGGATCACCACAGGGGCCGGTGGAGGTGCGCTGAGTTTTATCATTGCGAAATAGGAGTGAGAACTTGTGACATATGCGATTCTGCCGCTCACCGAAGATCCGTGGCAGGTGTTTACGGTAGATCTGACGATCAACGGGGAACCATTTCATGCCCAGGTGGAGATCCGGTACCTTCCGGCACCGGACCAGTGGTTTCTGAGTATTTGGGATCACGCGTCCGGTGATATGCTGGTCAATCAGATTCCGGTTATCTGCTCGTATGAGCTGATCAACGACCTGCTGGTGCCATTCCGGTACCTGCTGGACGGAGCGGGGCTCGGGTCGCTGTTCTGTCTGCGGAATACGGATTCCCCTTCCACACCGGATCCGGCGAAGGGAAACCTTACTGAATTTCAGATTTTATGGGGCGACACATTCGACGACCGTCAGTGACGGAAATTTCGTCGAATGTGTCGTCAATCGAAACAGAGGGACGGCAGCTGTAATGCCGTCCCGACAATTGAGATTGCGGGGACACGTTTGATGGACAATTATAATCGTACCCTTTCCGTCTTTGCGGACGGCGAGCCGGTGACCAGTTCTGCCCGGACGAAGCTGCTCGGGCATGAAGGCTTAGGACTGTATCCCTCGCTGTTTATGCTGAAACTTTCGAACCTGGCGGAAGAGGATTACCTGCTCCTGTCCAGGGCACGGGAAGTGGAGGTCAAGCACGGGGAAGTGGTACTGGTCTCGGGTATGGTTTCGGATGTATTCCGGAATACGAAGAGAAATGGAACCGAGACCCATGTGGCGGTATCTCCAGGGCTGGCTCTGTGGGAAGCAGTGGTATCGGTGGACGTGGAGAGTGGAACGACAGTATCGGAAACCATACGCCGTCTGCTGGAGGCTTCCGGGACCGGGATTCAACTGCTTTCCTTTCCGGGAGAGGATCCGGCCAGCATCCGCGGACAGGCATTCTTCGGCCGGGCAGCGGAGTGTATCGAGGTTGCATTAACGCGCCGTAACGTCGGGGACGGTTCTCTCGTTCCAGGAATGGAACTGCGAGAAGCCGTCCCCTTGTTCCGTCGCTGCTGCCTGGTTCCCTCCGGTCTGTGCGTGATTCCGAAGGTGGGACTACCGGTGAGTATAGTGCTGACAGAGGAGGACCTGCAGGAAGTGCCCGCTTTCAATTGCGGAGGAGATATGATCCTCCGGACAGGCCCGGCCGGGTGGACGCTGGGGAAGTATGTGGAAGTCCGGTATGGTGGATTGAGTAGTAAAGGGCTGATCTCTGAACGGCTGCTGAACCTGGATACGGGGGACGGACCGTGGAGGGTGGAACTGATTGTAGAAATTCACAATTCATAATTCATAATTCACAATTACGGAGTGAATGAGATGCCTGATTTCAGCAAAGATAATGGACAGTTGCTGCGTGAAATGAAACGGGATATTTTTGAGAGCCTGCACTGTGCCTTGCCGGGGAAGGTGGTTTCTTTTGATGCGGTGTCACAGACGGCGGTGATTTGTCCGGCGGTCATTCGGGAAGTGGAACGCCAGGGACGGTTCTCTCGTTCCAGGGATGGAACTGCGAGAAGCCGTCCCTTTGTTCCACTTCCCTTGTTGCGTGATGTTCCGGTCTTTATGCCGGTGCCGTTTGAGGTCCAGGAAGGCGACGCCTGCCTGGTGATCTTTGCGGATCGGGATATTGATGCCTGGTTCGAGGCGGGTGAGGTGGAGGTACCACCTTCCGGAAGGATGCACAGCCTGTCAGATGGTTTTGCGTTTGTTGGTTTTCGGACAAGGGGGAATACAGATGAGAATGCGGCCGACTGATGAGAACGGAGATGTGTTGCCGGTACTGCATACGGGGGAAATGTTCTCTGGGGCTATGGCGGTTGCTTCACTGGTTGAGTCCCGCCTGAACATGTACTCCGGGGACTGGTGGGAGAATCCTGCCTGGGGAAATGAGATCCTGAAGATGCTGCAGGAAGGCAGACTGACCAATGCGGACGCCCAGGCGCTGTCGACGTACCTGACGGAGTATGTGCGGGAGATGTCTGGGGTGCAGGATGTGACGGATGCTCGGTTTTCTGTGGAGGGGCACGGGTTTTCCTGGGAGTGTATTGTTCTGACGGAGTATGGAAGAGCGAATGTTGACTTCGAGGTGTAACGTCGGGGACGGTTCTCTCGTTTCACATTCGTGAAACTGCGAAAACCGTCCCCTTGTTCCACCTTTAGCGAGTTGGAGGGATGAGCTTGGCGTATTTTGCACCATACATTGATGAGGCCGGTTTGCATATGCCGACGTATGAGGATCGGCTGGCGGATCTGGTGACGGCGTACCGGTCGATTTTCGGGATCGACGCGGAACTGTCGGAGTCGGTTCCGGACTACCAGCTGCTGTCTGTGTTTGCCAAAGCGCTGGACGATACGTCCGCCCTGGTCCTGCAGGCGTACAACAGCCGGAATCCGCTGTACGCGTCCGGGCAGGCGCTGGACCTGCTGCTGCCGCTGTATGGAATTGCCCGGGAAGCAGGGGAAGATGACGCGACGGTGCGGAAACGGATATCGAATTCCCTTTCTGCCCGCGGGGCCGGGAGCATGGACGCGATCCGCAGTGCGGTCGCTGCCTGCCAGTGGGTGCGGAGTGCGAAAGTATATGAGAACGCTTCGGATTCGACGGATTCGAACGGGATTCCGGCGCATAGCATTGCCGCTGTGATCTACGGAGGAAACGGTCCGGCAGTGGCACAGGCGATCTATGAGACAAAGGCGCCGGGTATCGGGACCTATGGGAGCGCGTATGAGGATGTTGGGGATGGGAATGGTAACACGCACCGGATTTACTATTCCCGGACAACGTCGCGGAGGATCTTCGCTTACATGAGCATCCGGCGGCTGCCGGGGATCGATGAGAGTGCGGTGACGGCTGCCGTGACGGCGGCGGTGAACGACTATATCAACAATCAGCTGGGCGTGGCGGAGGGGCTGCAGATCCCGATTCTTTATGCTGTGGCTTATAATGCGGATCCGGACCTGGCGAAGACCTTCGCCATCGCGGATATCTACGCGCAGGTTTCCGGCGATAGCGGGTATACCAGGGACGAGATTACCTGCCCGTGGAACGCGAAGCTGTCGATCATGAACAGCGGGGGACTGACGATCACGTACAGGGACTGAGGACTGTTTGAGCAAGGGGCCAGTCGGAACTGCGAGGCGGTACGTCAGGGACGGTTCTCTCGTTCCACATTCGTGTTACTGCGAGAACCGTCCCTTTGTTCCGCCTTTTGTTCCGGAAGTGCGGCTTACAGACACAGGAGGATTACTATTTTGATGATGCTGGATTATCTTTCCTTGTTTCCGGGGAGTACCAGGGAAAAGGAACGGTTCATGGCCGTGGCTTCTGCTGTTTTGCAGCAGGTTGCGGATCTGCAGGCGGTTGTCGGGGAATTGAACGCGGCATTTGCTCCGGCAACTGCACAAGGCGTGCAGTTGGATGCGCTGGGAGAGAGCCTGGGACTGAGCCGGCTGGATACGACGGCAGGGGCAGCTGCAACGGATGAAGTATACCGGGATTTCATTTTGAAGAAGCTGATCCGCTGGGGCTGGGACGGGACGAATAAAGCAGTGCCAGGGATTACGGAACAACTGCAGGCAGGGAGTGTTGAGAACGACAACCAGAACGGGACAGTGACCGTGACCGGGGCCGGAACACAGCCGGCAACGGTGAAGGAGATTTATCCGGTGACGGGGGGTGTACAGGTCACATGAAATACAGTGCGGAAGAATTCAGCCTGGCCGGGGATCAGTTCCTCGGCCGTTCGTATGAGGAAATGGACTGCCAGGCCCTCGTGGAGCGGATGATGGCTTCTGTCGGGTATCGTCGGGACCTGGGCGGGAGCAATTCCTGGTATCGGGAGTGCAGGTCGAACGGATGGACCGGGACGCCGGAGGAGTGCCTCCGGGAGTTTGGGAGCGTGCCGAAGGGTGCGCTTCTTTTCATTCGGGAGGAAGTCAGCGCGAGCACACCGGGGAAGTTCCGGGACGACGGGATCGGGGATATTACGCACATGGGCGTGAAGACCGGACGGGGAGACGGCGCAATCCATTCCAGCCATTCGAAGGGGTGCGTCTGTACCTCGAAGTTCAGGGACAAGACGATCCCCAACGGCGGGTGGAACCGGGTGGGACTGCTGAATGTGTTTTCCTACGGGAAGACGGTGGACTGGGTGCTGGAGCACGGAGGAACCTCTTCGTGTCATCCTGAGCAAAGCGAAGGATCTTATAACAGCGTAAAGGAGCGTGTGCCAATGAAAGGAACAGTGACCGCGAAGAGCGGCAGCACGGTGAAGCTGCGGCAGAAGCCGGGCACGGATTGCCCGATTTACTGGGATATCCCGGTGGGGACGAAGATGGAGATCGTCGATCAGCGGGATAACTGGTCGAAGTGCATCTGCGGCGGGCTGACAGGGTGGATGAAGAATGAGTTTATCGGGGCGGAAGAGGAAGCGTCATCGCAGTGGAACGGCGGCCCTTGTTCCACAGAGGAGCGGGATCTTACTGATCCGGAAGAGGCGATGGGTTTGCTGGCAGAGGTATATCAGGAATTGCAGGGCATGTGTGAGCGGATCCTGGCGGTTACAGGAAGGGGGTGAATGAATGGACTGGGGAACGATTGTGGTTGCTTTGATCACGGCGGGGTTTGCTTATCTGGGGGTTTACTCCAGCAACCGGAAACAG